TGTAACAATTTATTCCCCAGTTCACAAACAATATTTCAAAAACGGTGATAAGATTTCTATTAACAAGGTGGACATTCCTCATCAGAATGTAACCGTGTGTAAAATCTTTACGGGAGATAAGTCAGATAACATTGAAGGTATTGAGGGATTGGGTGAAAAAACTCTTATCAAGTTATTTCCACAAATGCAGGAAAAATCCTGCACTGTAGAGGAATTGTTGGACAATGCACGAAATATCCCACAAAAAAGACCTATTAAAAGTTTATCAAATATTTTGACTGGTAAGACAAAAAGCGGTATACTTGGAGAAGAGTTCTACAGAATAAATTCCAAAATTGTTAACCTTCACGAACCTCTAATCACAGATGAGGGTAAACAACTGGTAGAACAAATTCACACCGATACAATTGACCCCACCGATAGAGGATACAAGAACTTAATGAGACTGATGATGGAAGACGGTCTTTTTAATTACCTCCCCAAGAACGATGAGGCTTGGGTAAACTTCCTAAAACCATTCATGAAATTAACTCGAAAAGAAAAACGAAAACTATGATTGATTATTCCATATCTGAAAAATTTAAAGTTCAATACAAGACTGCAAAACCTTTCCCATATATTGTAATTGATAATTTTTTACCTGAATTTTTATTGCAATCTTGTTCAAATGAAATAAAAAAACATGATGAGTGGTATTCCAATCAAGAAGAATGGATTGAACCGTTTGAGGTAAATAAGTTTTTTTATCCAAGATATGATACAGACATGATGGAATTTTCAAAAAAACTTCCAATTACTAACATGGTTACTGAATATATGAACTCAGAACCATTTTTAAAGTTTTTAGAAAATTTGACAGGATTTGAAAAGTTATATAGAGACCCAATAATGTTGGGAGGAGGAATCCATAAAATAAAAAAAGGTGGAAAGCTTTCTGTTCATATAGATTATAATGAACATCCTGGAAAAAAATGGAAAAGAAATTTAAACCTATTACTTTATTTAAATGAAAATTGGAAAAAAGAATGGGAAGGAAATTTAGAACTATGGGGAGGGGTCCCTTGGAAGAAAGAAATTGAGGTAGAACCTATATTCAATAGAGCAGTTATTTTTTCTATTGAAGACGCACCTCACGGACATCCAATACCATTAAACACACCTGATGACGTGTCAAGATATTCATTAGCGTTGTATTATTTTACTGATGAAGAAGTAAAACAAGGACATAGCGTTATATTCTATAATGATGAAGACTTAGGAATAACAAAAAACAATATTTTTAAATAGAAAAACGAAACACAAACAAAAATTAAAACTATGAAAGAGCAAGACAGCACTAAGATGGAATTTTTGCTTACCTTAAACGACAACATCGTCGTTCAAAGATTCTTTAATGTAAGAGGGTATAACCCGAAATCTAAAAACTCAGTTGAGTTGTATGAATACATTAAAGGACTCAAAGAAGAGCTTGACTATTATCTTAAGATGAAGACGGTTATCTACATGATGGATAACAAAGAATCGATTATTCATGACCCAAAGATTATGGAGACTTCATTCACTGAAGGACCTGAAATTTTCAACCTCTATGTAAAGGTAGGAGAACAGACAATTTGTCAGAGAATTTTTGATGGAAAAAAGTTTCCGCCGAAAGTTCGTTATACGGTTGACGTAAGACCATTTTTGAAAGATGTTCTTCGCGAATTGACTGACATTTTTTCAAACAATGAATTAAGTTACGATTATTTGGAATTTGATTTAAGTAAGTAAGTATTTAATAATATAGAGGGGTAAGTTACAATTTATGAATAAGAATTTCGATTATTTAGGCAATCAGTTTCAGATACAATTATTAAACCAAATCATAGAGGACAAGGAATTTTCTTCATCTATAATGGATGTAATTGAGTCTTCATACTTTGATAACAAGTATTTCAAAATCATCATTCAGATGATTAAAGAATATTTCAAGAAATATGAATCAACTCCCAACTTTGACACATTAGAACAAATTGTTAAGTCTGAGGTTTCACAGGAACTCGTCGCTAAAATTGTTTTAGATACCCTTAAACAAGTTAAAGAAGCTCCATTCGAAGGAACAGTATTTGTTCAGGAGAAGGCTTTGAAATTCTGTAAGCAACAAGAGTTACAGAAGGCTATGGATAGGGCACAGAAAATCATCACTGAAGGTGACTTCGAATCTTATGACAAAGTCGAGGGATTAGTTAGAGAAGCTTTACAGGTAGGTCAAACAGACAAAGGAACATCAGATATCTTTACAGGATTAGAAACCGTGTTAGATGAAGACTATCGTCACCCTATTCCGATGGGTATTGCAGGTATTGACAGACTACTTAAGGGTGGTTTGGCTAAAGGTGAGATTGGAGTTATCTTAGCACCAACAGGTGTTGGTAAGACTACAATCTTAACAAAGATAGCGAATACTGCATTCAATATGGGTTACAACGTTCTCCAAGTATTTTTTGAAGACAACCCGAAGATTGTTCAAAGAAAACACTTTACGATATGGACTGGTATTGAGCCTGATAATCTCGCTAACCACAGAGATGAAGTTATGTCCAAGATTACTGAGATTCAAGAAACAATGAAAAACAAATTGGTCCTAAAGAAACTTGCGTCAGATACTATGACTATGAATCAACTTAAGAATCAAGTTAGAAAAATGATTGCTGATGGAAACAAAATTGATTTAATTTTGTTGGATTATATCGATTGTGTTCTACCTGAATCAAGTGCGAAAGACGAATGGAAAGCCGAAGGTTCTGTAATGAGAGGGTTCGAGGCAATGTGTCACGAATTGAATCTTGTTGGATGGACTGCTACACAAGGTAATAGGTCTTCAATTTCCTCTGAAGTTGTAACGACTGACCAAATGGGTGGGTCGATTAAAAAAGCTCAGGTTGGTCACGTAATCATCACTGTGGCTAAGACACTTCAACAAAAGGAGATGAACTTGGCGACAATTGCAATCACCAAATCCCGTTTGGGTAAGGATGGGGTTGTTTTTGAAAACTGTAAATTCAATAATGAATTGTTGGAGATTGACACTGAATCATCAGTAACATTCTTAGGTTTTGAAGAACAACAAGAAGAAAGAAAAAGAGATAGAGTTAAGGAGCTTCTTGAAAAAAGAAAAGAAAGAGAAGCACAGCAAAAAACAACTTAATTAAATATCTACTTTTTTCAAAAAAAACTTATTTTTTTTATCAAAATTAATGGTCAGTTATATGCCGACCACATATTTATCATTAAAATCAACGATTTTTTGATAAAAAAACTACATTTTAAAATTTAAACAATGGACATTTCAAACAGGATTTTATCGGAGATTACAGTGTATATGAAATACGCTAAGTATATCCCAGAACTAAAGAGAAGAGAGACATGGCAAGAACTTGTCACAAGAAACATGGAGATGCACATTAAGCAGTATCCAGAAATCGAAAAGGAGATTAGAGAGAATTACATGTATGTTTACAGAAAGCAGGTATTACCTTCAATGAGGTCAATGCAGTTCGCAGGTAAACCAATTGAAATTTCACCTAACAGAATTTACAATTGTGCCTTTGCACCGATTGATGATTGGAGAGTATTCTCTGAAATCATGTTCCTACTTTTGGGTGGAACAGGTGTAGGTTATTCAGTTCAGAAACATCACGTTGATGTTCTACCTGAAATTAGAAAACCAAATAAAGAAAGAGGAAGAAGATGGTTGGTTGCTGACTCAATCGAAGGATGGGCTGACGCTGTTAAAGTGTTGGTTAAATCATATTTCTTCGGTGGTTCAAAAATTGAATTTGATTTTTCAGACATCAGACCTAAAGGAGCAAGACTTGTTACTTCAGGAGGTAAAGCACCTGGTGCTCAACCACTTAAAGAATGTCTTATCAAATTGGAAGGTATTCTTGATTCTAAAGAAAATGGTGACAAACTAAGACCAATTGAAGTTCATGATATTGTTTGTCATATTGCAGACGCAGTATTGGCTGGTGGTATCAGAAGAGCGGCACTTATCTCATTATTCTCAGCGACTGATGAAGAAATGATTGGTTGTAAAAGTGGAGCATGGTGGGAAACAAATCCACAAAGAGGTAGAGCTAATAACTCTGCAGTTTTGATGAGACACAAAATCACTAAAGACTACTTCATGGATTTATGGAAGAGAATTGAAGCAAGTGGAGCAGGTGAACCTGGTATCTACTTATCAAACGATAAAGATTGGGGAACAAACCCTTGTTGTGAAATTGC